GATCGCGTCATCGGGGTTTGTCAGCAGTCTGAAACCCACAGGGGCGGGTTGACTACATTGCGTTTTTACTTAAATTAATGACCGAGTTCCATGGCGTGGGCAATTCTGGCCCCGCCCTGCGCTTGGATCAGCGAAGTTTCACCAGTCCGGCTGTCGATTAATGTCAGCTCAATTTGCACCCGGTTATTTTGCATTGCGGTGGCAATGACATCAGCAATAGCGTTGCCGTTAAAGTCACCCGCTGATTCAGGGGAAATAAGTGATGGATTGACAGGATTGATATCAATATCATTGTAGCCAAAGTCGGATGAGGGTTCTTCCGCGTGAATATCTGTAAGCCGGTTATTTTTCCAAGTATTTTCGGTTTCAGCCCCAAAATTAAACAGATCTTTTCCTGGATTGAATTCAGGAATGTCGCTATTAATGGCCACAGTACTAATTGCCACTGCATTAACTGCCGAAGTCGCATTTTTCTCTTCATTATTTCCCTGATATTTTTTACGAAATCCATCGGTCATCAGTCCCGCACTAAGCATGGCTTTTTCATAAAAATTAAGTTGCTGATAAAAATCAGCATCGTTATAACCCCGACGCATTTTATCCGTATCAATCCCTTGGGTTACCCCTAGGGTACGCATAATCGAAAAGTTATCTGGGCCATAAGTTATCATGTCGGTAAGGCCACCTATTCCGTCGGCGATCGTACCGTCAGAGAACAATACATCGTAAAGCTTATTCGATGCCTTACCTTTGAGGCCATCCCAAGCCATACTTAATTCATTCGTTCGTATGTTTAACTCAGTTAATCGGGCATTAAGTTGAGGATCAATCGTTAGGCCATATTGTCTTGATTTAGCCAGTAAATCCGTTAGCTGCCCCCCCTCGCGCAATAACTCAATAGCATTAGAGTCCATTCTGAGAATATGGATCAGTTGGTGTTGGTCCTGTGGTGCCATTTGTGGAAATTCTTTAGCCATATTCGTCAACGTAGTAGGAGCATCCACTGTTCCATTTTTATTACTGGCAATGTCTAAACCATAATCTTGTAACAGATTCCAACCCTGCTCATCACGTCGCCAAAGTATATTATTAAACGTGTTATAGAGCCGTTCAGTCGATTTTATTGCGGCTTCTTGGTCTGTACCACGAATTTGCATCGCCCCATATAGTTGACTGAATTGATCAATAGGTGCACCCGCATTTTGCGTGACTTTATTTACCGTTCGGGCTTCGCTGGCTGCCTGGCTGACTGCACTGGCAAATTCAGAACCAATCGTATAAATAAGATTAAATTTCCCTCCTGTTATATAGCTATTAGCAATGTTAGCAATACTTGTCATTAAGCTATTGTCCGAAGATGTTCTGGTCCCCCCACTTATGTTGCCGTATTCATTATGAAATCCTTCTATCCGCATAATGAACAAGGGGATAACGTGATTAATCGCTTCCACACTTTTACGTAATTCATTAAATTGAGGCACTAATGCTTTTATTGCCTTATTCATTTGACTCACTGATTCAGTGACCTGAGCATCGATAGCCAGGTCAAAATCAAATATCTCAGTCATTTTTGCCAGCCTTAATATTATTAATCCGCTCGGCCTGCTGGCACCACCACCTTAATCCACTGTAGGTCAGGGACCAGGCATCGCCCGGCCCCCAGCTATAGTAGTAAGTGACGTCAGCGATTATTTCGCGCCATCGTCCCCCATTGGGGAGTAGGCTAAAAAACGCATCATGTAGACCTCACAGGCTTTATAGTCGGTAAAAGCCATTTTCTTAATGGCTTCGCGCGGCACCCCTGATACCAAGGCAATCAGTAACCCCATTCCACTGAGCGAACCCGACTTGGTTTGCTCATCGTAGAATTGCTGTACCTGTAACAAGGTAGGTTCGCTGAGTTCGACCACCTCATAGGTGGTCTTGCTTGCGTCGTGAGCGATGGGTTTAACCAACGAAATCGTTTTACTGCGTTCCAGTTCTGCCATATCAGTTCTCCGTCACCGAGCCGCCTTCCCAGCGCACCTCGAGTGTGCCTTCCGTGCTGTCCACTTCCTGAGTATTCACCGACCACATCGCACTGCCGATAATGGTTTTGCCATTCGCCAGTTCGCAGACAATATTGACATGGGTCTGATCATTAAAATCGCTAACGGAGATCCCGCCGCTGTCACGGATTTGGCACACAATATAAGGCGCATTGATGGTTTCTTTATAGCCATGCACCCCGTCCATGCCCATAACGGTTTCACGTTTTACTCTGGATGGGCTGTATTTAAAGCTACCCGCGACCATGACCGTAATGCCATCCACGGTGACATACGCCGTACCCGCCAGGCGGTTTGAAGTATCGCTCATAATTTATTTCCTTTTTTATGGTTAAACGGCCGCTTGCAGGCGGAATTGATTGAGAACAGCAAAGATACGTAATTGATTAATCAGCACACCGGTCCACAGCACATCAACCCGGTTCGGGTTACTGGCGCTTTTCTCAACAATCAATCCACGGGCAAAACCTTTGGCATCCTGAACATAGCCGTTAAATTCCAAGGTCTGATACTGGGCGATAAGCTCAGCACGGATCACATTTGGCGTGATAATGGCCGAGCCAGGGGCAAAGCGCGTGCCATCTGCCGCTAACTTCATACGGGCAAACTTGGAGGTCACCTGTGTACGCAAGAATCGGGTGACGAACATCAGCAGGAACAAGGTTTCAATTTGCAGATAGCTGTCATCTTCCGCGCCATATTTGTTTTTCTGATAGGTGGTAATAATATTTTCCACCTGAACCGTGCTGTCATCGGCCACTGTCACGGTTGAAATACCGCTGTGCAGCAAGTTGTTACGCTCCGTCAGGGTAAAGCGACTGGATAGCGGGGGTGCCAATACGCCGCGAATCGCCAGTGTTTGCAATGGACGGCCCGGATCGTTACGCAAACTTTGCGCAATCGCGCCGACATAAGCGGCAGACCAGATATGTGCTGGCGTGGGTGAATTATGGATCCCCAAGAGTGAGGCGTGTTGATCGTTACGCAATTCNCCCGCCGCCGTTAGCTGACCATAGGTGCCAGATTGCGCAGCAAAACTGTGGCCGTACAACTGCTGGCGATAACTCCAGCGCCCGGTGCTGTCAGAAAGAAAATCTTTGATCGCATCCAGTGATGCCGTATCGGTATAAGGGTTAATAATGAAATCGAACGTCCGATCCTGTAAATTCGCCAGCCCATCGGCCAGCTCAGGTGCCCCTGCTCCTCCTGCCATAGGGGTGATCATGAGTACCAGACTTTCAGGGGTGATTTCACCGCCAGCGTTGCCCAGGTAGTTCAGGCGCAGATCAATATTATTGCCATGCGCGCCTTTGTTCTTCGCCTCCAGAACCACGACCGCCCCTTCCGATACCATGTCACCGGTATGAACAACCGTGACGGGCAACTCAGGTTGGTTTTCAATCGCCGCCGCCAGAGCGGCCGCAATGGTGCTGACACTATCCGTCGCCACCACCGTGGTTTGCACACGGATCCCACCAATATAAAGTGAAATAACACCGGTCTCCGATGCCGCCGTATTGATGGTAATTTTACCAATGGCAGCCACCATCGAATCAGCATCACTCAGCGGTAAAAGATAGATTTCACCAGCGGTGTCATTGGCCAGATAAGCCGCCATTTGCCCATGCAGCATAGAGCCGGCACCAGACAAACCCGCAACGGTAGCGGTTGATGAGACCAGCAGTGGAATATTGGCGGGCAATGTACTGCCCGCCCGTGTTTGCCCAATAATCAACGTGCGCTGGGTGGTGCTCGCCGTATTAGCCTGGGAATTATCAAATTCCGCAAAGAACAGTGGCGTGCGCAGATTGCTGGGAATATTTGTGAAAGGAATGGTCATAGTTTAGTACTCTCCGTTGTTAACTCTTCAAATACAGATGCCGCTGGTTTAGCCGCTATCTGCACGACATCACCGTCTTGTAGGCGACGGCGCCAAAACGCGTTATCAGGCACCTCGGTGCCAAATTCAGGCAAAAAGGTGCCCTTGACCGGGTCACGTACAGCGCGACCGGCCATTGGTTTTACGAACATAGGATTACTCCGAGAGGGTTATTGCGATCAGCGGTTCCGGGGCACCGTCAGGCATGTTAATAGTGACGTCGATGCCCGCCAGTTGTGGGGTTTCCAGCGGAAAGAAATCCTCCGGCCCCTGATAATATTCAAGATCTAACTCCACTTTTACTTCGGCTACAGAGGGTTCGCTGCGGGTAGCGGCACTACGTGCTGCAGTATCACTACCCAAGGCGGTATAAATGCCCATCGTGGTACGCACCTTGGCGAATTGCTGGATCTGGCGGGTCAGTTCATAGCTGTTAATGACCGCCCGCTGGATTTGTTCACACAACCGCTCAAGTGCCGAGGCTGCTACAGTGACTGGGTTTTCCCCCTCGCTCAGTTGGATGTGCCCGCTAATACGCAGTGTAGTGATGGTTTTAAACTGCGGCGCATTACGGCCAATCGACTCTTTCACCTCCAGTGGTGTTTGTAACAAAATGGCGGGATAGGTGGTTATCGGCCATGCTTCGGTTAAATAGATACGATCTTCCGCATCGGTTTTTCCCCGTAACGCCGCTGCCGCCAGTTGCCGGATTTGAGCTGCATTCATAATTTCACCCGATAAAAATGAGCGACGCCTGACATCAATAAATGTCATCGTGGCTCTCCTGATTAATAATGACCCCATGCGAAGATGAATACCTCACCTCCGTTTAATAATGGCTTGTTGGCTTGCTGCTTTGTGACAAACCACAATGGCAGCGGGTATATTTTCAATGGTTTTATTTTGCAGAAAATTCTGTAAAATTTCCGTCCTGCGCTGTTCTTCTTTAATTATCGCGGCCTTCTCACGTAAATTGACGTAATAGGTTTTAATGGTAAATATCACGCTAATGATAGTGCCGAGAATAAAGATAAAGTCCTGCAAGCTCAGTAGCGAAAATAAAGCCAGAGAACCTGCCCACCAATACGGAAATTGGCTTTGCTCATACATTTATCACCTCCGTACTTTTATCACCTCCGTACTGTTATCACTTCCGTACATTGATCACCTCCGTACTTTGCACACTTCCGCCTATTTCAGACAGCAATAAAAAAACCCCGTCGATGCTGGGGCTTCTTATTGTTTACTCAGTATGTAACGAACCAGTGATATCACTCTAATCTACTTTTTGCGGACCGCGTGAACGTTTTTTAAAAAAAATCTTAAAAATTATTTTCTGTATTAATTACATCAGCATAGAAACAAAAAAACCTGCCACAGCAGGAAGTTAATCGGTCTTTATACCCAAGTGACTTCAAGATGC